TTCAAAAACTTCGTCGTCATTTCTGACACGAAACCAAAACAAAAAAAACTTTCTCTTTTGGTTTCGTGTCAGAAATGACGACGAAGTTTTTGAATCAACCCTATGATTCAAACCATAAGCATGTGGATCATGCCAGACATTCAGAAGTCCCTGAATTGTCTGCGGAAGGGCAGTGTGGCTCGGATGAGCCAGGACCGCGGTGGACGTACCACGCCGCGGTGGACCAGTTTGTGAGCGCCTTTGTCATTCTTGTGAGTGACTTCGGCGCCCCCCAACCTGTGCAGGTCAGTCTCGAGCATTCTGTTCGAGAGTTTTTGTCCTGTTCGGATGAGATGACGTATTGGGCTCGTGCGAAGAATCTAGTTTGCTTTTTTAAGGCACTATATCTACGCGATTCGCTTTCAGACGTCACTGGATACAAGTTTGTTGGTCACTGGAAACGGTGGGCCAAAAGCCGCATGCACTTCAATCGGAGAAACACATCATTGTGGGCTTCGGTTTTCAAGTTAAAAAATGCCGCGTGCCGCCTTACGGAAAGGGCAGCTGTTGTAACAATGCATAAGCATTCCGCCTCGATTGGAAAGAGGAAGGAAGCTTCTATGAACGAAGTAATGGAGGCTATTATGACAATTGAACCAGTTCTGGACGGCTGCGCCCGTGCCGTGCAACGCGACTTTGAGGGTGGGGCTTGGAAAGTCCCGCCTGCCGCATCTAATTCGGCTAGCTACGAGTCTTCTCGGAAGGACTTCGGCCAGATTGGGCACTTCATGCACTCTGTGTTTGGGGAGGGCTCTCCCATCGTTTGTCCTGGGTTGGACTTCGTTGGGTTTGGACCCCAGCAACGGATGTGTAATGGAGAGCTCTTACGGGATGCGCCAACATTCTCTCTAGACGGGTATAACGCCCGTCTGAATTACGTCATGGGGGAGGAGTCTCCTGTGGCATTTACAACGACATTCTATCAAGAAATTACGATTGATGGGATTCGTTACGAGAACTCGTGGTTCGACACATACCATTTTCCGTCATCTGAAGATTACTGGTGCAACGAGATCATGATTCAAGCTTTCAAGGCGATGGATCGTGACGTGGCACTGGCTAAGGTGGCGGCTGTGCTCGAGCCATTCAAGGTGCGTATCATCACTAAGGGTGAGGCGGCTCTGCAGTATATGTCTACTCATATTCAAGTGAGTATGCATGACTATCTCCGGACTCTTCCGTGTTTTCGTCTGATTGGGAAATCCCCGTTCACGTCGGACATTGAGGATATCAGGGATGAAATGCTTAAGCATACCGTGGAATTGCGACGTCTTGGACTTGGTAGTCTTGTGGATTCTCTTCTCGTCTGGGGTTCTGCCGATTTTTCGGGAGCTTCGGACGGGACGGTGTCTCTGCTGCGCGACGTACTTTTGAGCCTCGTTTTACGATTTTTACCCATTGACTGGCAGGCTCTTGGCGCTGCCTGTAATGGTGATCATTTTGTGACGTATCCGGGCCCATTTCTCTATCCCTCAATGGTAGAATTGGGAGTACCCCCGGCCGTCCTTCAACAGCTAGGTACGCTCATGGGAGAGAAGACATCTTTTGTCATTCTTTGTCTGGAGGTTCTTGTGGCACATGTCAGCGCGTTACGTCGTGTTGGTGACCCGAGGTCCCTGGATTCTATTCTCAAGAGTGTTCTTATCAACGGTGACGACCGGCTATGTTTGACAACTCGGGACGCCGAAGCAGAGTTTTGGAGGTTCAACAAGGAGTACTTGGGCTTTGAAGAGTCTAAAGGAAAGTCTTACAAACATCGAAGATATGCGAACATCAACAGTCAGTCTTATATTTGTGACCTGACCGGTCCATGCTGGAAGGTTCCTGTGCGGTGCTCCGGTCTCGAGTGGGGCCAGAAGAAGCTTGATGAGCCTTTCGATCCGACCGCCGTCATCACACAAATTCTTGACGGGTGTATGGACTCTGCAATGGAGTGGACTGTTCTTCAGCGCTACTTCAAGCGCTTTGAGGGTGCTCTGGAAGCGTGGGCCGGCGGCAGATGTCTCTTTGCTCATCAGTCTTTGGGTGGGTGCGGGGCTCGACTTCCGGGCGTGCATGGAACGAAGCGCTGCCAGACGAGTCGCGGGCCGTGTTTTCACCGACCAGGTCTTCGTTGGAAGACTGCTGTTACCCATGAGCAGCTCTCCGTCGCCAGTGGGCTCGCATTGAACAGCGATTTGGTGCCTTTGTACGGCCCGCACTTGGAAATGCAGGTGCAGCCCCCGGAGCTTTTTCGGAGTCCCTGGAATGTCTATGGAAAGCCGAATTATTGGACGGCGGCCGAGCACGTCTACAAGGAGTTGAGTGACCAGCACAAGCGCCTGATCCGTGAAGTTGGGACTCGTGTGACGTTGGATCCCGGTCAACTACTCTGCTCTCGGTTGGTTCTGCAATCACAGGGCTCCGAGGCCATCCACGAGACTGAGGTGGTCAACTTCACTTGGGAGTGTCCTTGTGGGCAGACTGTGTCGCAGGATCGCGACTGCTGTATTGGTCGCCAGTCGCGTCAGTGCAGTGTCTGTGAACTCTGGAGTGTCGGTCGCTCTTGTGACTGCTGTGGCTCCCCGTATCGCGGCGCTCGGGCATTCAGAGCGCTTTCCTCGATTCTCAAGAGACCATCGTCGCATCGCTACGTTCCAAGCGGTGTCAACCTCTCGGCCGTCCGTTTAAAGCGGCTGGGTTATGAGGCTCCTGTGGAAGACGAGTTTGACGTCGCTCTCAAGACGTTTGTGACTCAGTGTCACCTCCTCGTCGACAGTGACTTGGAGCTTTCCCCCGCCCCTCGGTACAGTGGGCGAGGAATTGATTTGTGGGGTGAAGATCCTTTGTGGCGCCTACTCAAACCATCCTTGGTCCGATGGTGAGAGTTTCCGCGTCTAGGTTCCCATGTAGTTGGTGGTATTTACTGAAACCACTTGACCGAAATGTCACAAAACGAATACCACGGTCCGCCACTTACGCGAAGGAGTTTGAGTGACCAGCCGGTGCTGCCTTCCGCTTCGGCGCTCGGTGGCTCAGAGGGAGCCTGAAGCCCTGTCGACCGAGATGTCGTTAAACAAATACCAGTCTCAGACCTCTGTTCCTATCAGACGATCCTTCTCTAAGAGTGAGAAGGCTGCCGTAAGGCGTAAGGCACAATACGAAGGCGAACGGTGTCGGCCGAGGAACATCTCGATTCTCCGACCCCACTCGATAGTGGAGAATACGCTGTCATGCTGTCTGATGAAAGCCAGGACCGGTCCTTAAACTTTGACAAAGGCCCCGAGTGGGTGGTGAAACGGACTTTTGGGGAGCTTGGAGCCCCATGACCGAGATGTCACTAAACGAATACCAGCCAAGCTACTGGCTCCCCTTGAAAACCCATGACTGAGATATCATGGGGACTGGAACGGTCCTTCGGGGCCTGAGGCCGGACGGCATAGTTAACATTAAGTTGGACACGTGTAGCCGTACGGTTTAAGGAATTAGGAGTTTGTAGTGGAAGCTTATCTGGGGAGCTTAAAGCCTCTCGGCGCGGGGCCCTTCTGGGCCTCTTTGAATATTCCACCCGAGTGGTGGTTGAGGTGGGCTCCAATACAGCCTAGTGGGTCGCTCGTTTATCGGCTAAAACGCTTGGGCCTATGTGCCGTAGGGGACCTTGAGATTACCCCCGTAATTGCGTGCTAAGTTGCCAGCCCATGATCTATTTCGGGCCTGGCATAAATGCCTACAGACTGCACAGCCGAATTCTACATTCGAACGATGAACAGTCGCCAGTTCTTGATCTGGGTCTCCACGATAAAATCATGAATAATAACAATGTCAATGGTCCGCGCCAAATTAACGCGAACAAGGCTCGCGCTACGCGCCAGCCGCAGGTCGATCGCGACGTTAAAGCGAAGACGAGGGTCAAGCAGCTCAAAGACGAGGTCCGTCGGGCTAAGTCGGCTGCCCTCGTCAATGGCAAGAAAAAGGTCAAAGCGGCAGATAAGTCTCATCGCGTCACTGGGGGCGAGCTCGGAGACTATCTTAAGAGTCTGGATTACCCCTTTTCGGCTCTTGGAGTTCGTTGTCCTGTGAACTACAATCCCGCCCCCAGCTACTTGAGCACGACTGCCAGGACGACCTGTACCCTGAATAACTACAGCGTTCCGGCCACTACGACTGCCACCTTGGTCTTGCTTCCCGGGCACTCGATGATCACCACCGGTTCCAATGCGATGGATCCTCAAGCCTTCCATTCGAATCTGATGCACTTCAATTCGGACCCCGCTACTACCCATCGGTACTTCGGCCCTGTCAACGGGACTTGGAGCGGTGGAGCCCTGCTTTCGTGTGGGGGGGGCATCAAGCAGGGTGCCTATGCTTCCGGCCAGCCCCTTGTCTACCAGATGGATGCAAATTCCACGCCCCTCAGTTTTGACGTTTCGCTCCCTTATGCGACTGACCTCTCAAACGGGCACGTGCGAAGCCAGTTGGTATCCCTGGGCGCAAGGTTTCAGCAGACTACCCCTCTGCTCACCGCTGGAGGGACAGTTGTCACTGCTATTCCCAACCAGTCGAACAACTTCACCACAGCGGCTGGCTTTTCACTGTCCGCGCTGGAGGCCTTCCCCACTTACAAGGACCACGGTTCTTGTACAGGCAAGGGATCTTCTGTCACGTGGATTCCGCGGTCTGAAGATCTCTCCTACTGGCACCCAGTTGAGGTTGTTGAAAGTTCCGGGGTGTCCACCAAGAACGTTGGCATCTTCATCGTCTTCTGTAATCCGACAGCTGCCGCGATCTCCTTCGACGTGGAAATTTGCTACAATTGGATGCTGGCGGGGAACCTTTTCAATGCAATTACTACCCCGGGACCCCACATCCCTGCTGTGAAGAACATCGTTGAGCCGGCGATTGCGGCTGGTCTCGCTAGCCAATCGACTGTCGGATTCATTTCAAAGGCGGCCGATGTTGTCTTGGCGCACGACGCCACCAAAGCGGGTCCCAGCCTCGGGGTGAAGCTGGCGTCCTTAGCCGGCGCTGTGGTCCGCTCTGGGTTCGGTGAGTAACCTTTTTGCGCTGGCCCGAAGGCCTGAAACTACACGGTTTTCTCGTCGTGTAATAAAACAGAAACTCAATGTCAGGCTGTTACAAGACTCACTAAATCTTGCCAAAAATATTTAATACTACGAGTGACCCACATGGTGAGCGTAGCAGAGCGTTATTTCGTCACGAACGGTCGAGCATTACAGCCTGACATTGAGTTTCTGTTTTATTACACGACGAGAAAACCGTGTAGTTTCAGGCCTTCGGGCCAGCGCAAAAAGGTTACTCACCGAACCCAGAGCGGACCACAGCGCCGGCTAAGGACGCCAGCTTCACCCCGAGGCTGGGACCCGCTTTGGTGGCGTCGTGCGCCAAGACAACATCGGCCGCCTTTGAAATGAATCCGACAGTCGATTGGCTAGCGAGACCAGCCGCAATCGCCGGCTCAACGATGTTCTTCACAGCAGGGATGTGGGGTCCCGGGGTAGTAATTGCATTGAAAAGGTTCCCCGCCAGCATCCAATTGTAGCAAATTTCCACGTCGAAGGAGATCGCGGCAGCTGTCGGATTACAGAAGACGATGAAGATGCCAACGTTCTTGGTGGACACCCCGGAACTTTCAACAACCTCAACTGGGTGCCAGTAGGAGAGATCTTCAGACCGCGGAATCCACGTGACAGAAGATCCCTTGCCTGTACAAGAACCGTGGTCCTTGTAAGTGGGGAAGGCCTCCAGCGCGGACAGTGAAAAGCCAGCCGCTGTGGTGAAGTTGTTCGACTGGTTGGGAATAGCAGTGACAACTGTCCCTCCAGCGGTGAGCAGAGGGGTAGTCTGCTGAAACCTTGCGCCCAGGGATACCAACTGGCTTCGCACGTGCCCGTTTGAGAGGTCAGTCGCATAAGGGAGCGAAACGTCAAAACTGAGGGGCGTGGAATTTGCATCCATCTGGTAGACAAGGGGCTGGCCGGAAGCATAGGCACCCTGCTTGATGCCCCCCCCACACGAAAGCAGGGCTCCACCGCTCCAAGTCCCGTTGACAGGGCCGAAGTACCGATGGGTAGTAGCGGGGTCCGAATTGAAGTGCATCAGATTCGAATGGAAGGCTTGAGGATCCATCGCATTGGAACCGGTGGTGATCATCGAGTGCCCGGGAAGCAAGACCAAGGTGGCAGTCGTAGTGGCCGGAACGCTGTAGTTATTCAGGGTACAGGTCGTCCTGGCAGTCGTGCTCAAGTAGCTGGGGGCGGGATTGTAGTTCACAGGACAACGAACTCCAAGAGCCGAAAAGGGGTAATCCAGACTCTTAAGATAGTCTCCGAGCTCGCCCCCAGTGACGCGATGAGACTTATCTGCCGCTTTGACCTTTTTCTTGCCATTGACGAGGGCAGCCGACTTAGCCCGACGGACCTCGTCTTTGAGCTGCTTGACCCTCGTCTTCGCTTTAACGTCGCGATCGACCTGCGGCTGGCGCGTAGCGCGAGCCTTGTTCGCGTTAATTTGGCGCGGACCATTGACATTGTTATTATTCATGATTTTATCGTGGAGACCCAGATCAAGAACTGGCGACTGTTCATCGTTCGAATGTAGAATTCGGCTGTGCAGTCTGTAGGCATTTATGCCAGGCCCGAAATAGATCATGGGCTGGCAACTTAGCACGCAATTACGGGGGTAATCTCAAGGTCCCCTACGGCACATAGGCCCAAGCGTTTTAGCCGATAAACGAGCGACCCACTAGGCTGTATTGGAGCCCACCTCAACCACCACTCGGGTGGAATATTCAAAGAGGCCCAGAAGGGCCCCGCGCCGAGAGGCTTTAAGCTCCCCAGATAAGCTTCCACTACAAACTCCTAATTCCTTAAACCGTACGGCTACACGTGTCCAACTTAATGTTAACTATGCCGTCCGGCCTCAGGCCCCGAAGGACCGTTCCAGTCCCCATGATATCTCAGTCATGGGTTTTCAAGGGGAGCCAGTAGCTTGGCTGGTATTCGTTTAGTGACATCTCGGTCATGGGGCTCCAAGCTCCCCAAAAGTCCGTTTCACCACCCACTCGGGGCCTTTGTCAAAGTTTAAGGACCGGTCCTGGCTTTCATCAGACAGCATGACAGCGTATTCTCCACTATCGAGTGGGGTCGGAGAATCGAGATGTTCCTCGGCCGACACCGTTCGCCTTCGTATTGTGCCTTACGCCTTACGGCAGCCTTCTCACTCTTAGAGAAGGATCGTCTGATAGGAACAGAGGTCTGAGACTGGTATTTGTTTAACGACATCTCGGTCGACAGGGCTTCAGGCTCCCTCTGAGCCACCGAGCGCCGAAGCGGAAGGCAGCACCGGCTGGTCACTCAAACTCCTTCGCGTAAGTGGCGGACCGTGGTATTCGTTTTGTGACATTTCGGTCAAGTGGTTTCAGTAAATACCACCAACTACATGGGAACCTAGACGCGGAAACTCTCACCATCGGACCAAGGATGGTTTGAGTAGGCGCCACAAAGGATCTTCACCCCACAAATCAATTCCTCGCCCACTGTACCGAGGGGCGGGGGAAAGCTCCAAGTCACTGTCGACGAGGAGGTGACACTGAGTCACAAACGTCTTGAGAGCGACGTCAAACTCGTCTTCCACAGGAGCCTCATAACCCAGCCGCTTTAAACGGACGGCCGAGAGGTTGACACCGCTTGGAACGTAGCGATGCGACGATGGTCTCTTGAGAATCGAGGAAAGCGCTCTGAATGCCCGAGCGCCGCGATACGGGGAGCCACAGCAGTCACAAGAGCGACCGACACTCCAGAGTTCACAGACACTGCACTGACGCGACTGGCGACCAATACAGCAGTCGCGATCCTGCGACACAGTCTGCCCACAAGGACACTCCCAAGTGAAGTTGACCACCTCAGTCTCGTGGATGGCCTCGGAGCCCTGTGATTGCAGAACCAACCGAGAGCAGAGTAGTTGACCGGGATCCAACGTCACACGAGTCCCAACTTCACGGATCAGGCGCTTGTGCTGGTCACTCAACTCCTTGTAGACGTGCTCGGCCGCCGTCCAATAATTCGGCTTTCCATAGACATTCCAGGGACTCCGAAAAAGCTCCGGGGGCTGCACCTGCATTTCCAAGTGCGGGCCGTACAAAGGCACCAAATCGCTGTTCAATGCGAGCCCACTGGCGACGGAGAGCTGCTCATGGGTAACAGCAGTCTTCCAACGAAGACCTGGTCGGTGAAAACACGGCCCGCGACTCGTCTGGCAGCGCTTCGTTCCATGCACGCCCGGAAGTCGAGCCCCGCACCCACCCAAAGACTGATGAGCAAAGAGACATCTGCCGCCGGCCCACGCTTCCAGAGCACCCTCAAAGCGCTTGAAGTAGCGCTGAAGAACAGTCCACTCCATTGCAGAGTCCATACACCCGTCAAGAATTTGTGTGATGACGGCGGTCGGATCGAAAGGCTCATCAAGCTTCTTCTGGCCCCACTCGAGACCGGAGCACCGCACAGGAACCTTCCAGCATGGACCGGTCAGGTCACAAATATAAGACTGACTGTTGATGTTCGCATATCTTCGATGTTTGTAAGACTTTCCTTTAGACTCTTCAAAGCCCAAGTACTCCTTGTTGAACCTCCAAAACTCTGCTTCGGCGTCCCGAGTTGTCAAACATAGCCGGTCGTCACCGTTGATAAGAACACTCTTGAGAATAGAATCCAGGGACCTCGGGTCACCAACACGACGTAACGCGCTGACATGTGCCACAAGAACCTCCAGACAAAGAATGACAAAAGATGTCTTCTCTCCCATGAGCGTACCTAGCTGTTGAAGGACGGCCGGGGGTACTCCCAATTCTACCATTGAGGGATAGAGAAATGGGCCCGGATACGTCACAAAATGATCACCATTACAGGCAGCGCCAAGAGCCTGCCAGTCAATGGGTAAAAATCGTAAAACGAGGCTCAAAAGTACGTCGCGCAGCAGAGACACCGTCCCGTCCGAAGCTCCCGAAAAATCGGCAGAACCCCAGACGAGAAGAGAATCCACAAGACTACCAAGTCCAAGACGTCGCAATTCCACGGTATGCTTAAGCATTTCATCCCTGATATCCTCAATGTCCGACGTGAACGGGGATTTCCCAATCAGACGAAAACACGGAAGAGTCCGGAGATAGTCATGCATACTCACTTGAATATGAGTAGACATATACTGCAGAGCCGCCTCACCCTTAGTGATGATACGCACCTTGAATGGCTCGAGCACAGCCGCCACCTTAGCCAGTGCCACGTCACGATCCATCGCCTTGAAAGCTTGAATCATGATCTCGTTGCACCAGTAATCTTCAGATGACGGAAAATGGTATGTGTCGAACCACGAGTTCTCGTAACGAATCCCATCAATCGTAATTTCTTGATAGAATGTCGTTGTAAATGCCACAGGAGACTCCTCCCCCATGACGTAATTCAGACGGGCGTTATACCCGTCTAGAGAGAATGTTGGCGCATCCCGTAAGAGCTCTCCATTACACATCCGTTGCTGGGGTCCAAACCCAACGAAGTCCAACCCAGGACAAACGATGGGAGAGCCCTCCCCAAACACAGAGTGCATGAAGTGCCCAATCTGGCCGAAGTCCTTCCGAGAAGACTCGTAGCTAGCCGAATTAGATGCGGCAGGCGGGACTTTCCAAGCCCCACCCTCAAAGTCGCGTTGCACGGCACGGGCGCAGCCGTCCAGAACTGGTTCAATTGTCATAATAGCCTCCATTACTTCGTTCATAGAAGCTTCCTTCCTCTTTCCAATCGAGGCGGAATGCTTATGCATTGTTACAACAGCTGCCCTTTCCGTAAGGCGGCACGCGGCATTTTTTAACTTGAAAACCGAAGCCCACAATGATGTGTTTCTCCGATTGAAGTGCATGCGGCTTTTGGCCCACCGTTTCCAGTGACCAACAAACTTGTATCCAGTGACGTCTGAAAGCGAATCGCGTAGATATAGTGCCTTAAAAAAGCAAACTAGATTCTTCGCACGAGCCCAATACGTCATCTCATCCGAACAGGACAAAAACTCTCGAACAGAATGCTCGAGACTGACCTGCACAGGTTGGGGGGCGCCGAAGTCACTCACAAGAATGACAAAGGCGCTCACAAACTGGTCCACCGCGGCGTGGTACGTCCACCGCGGTCCTGGCTCATCCGAGCCACACTGCCCTTCCGCAGACAATTCAGGGACTTCTGAATGTCTGGCATGATCCACATGCTTATGGTTTGAATCATAGGGTTGATTCAAAAACTTCGTCGTCATTTCTGACACGAAACCAAAAGAGAAAGTTTTTTTTGTTTTGGTTTCGTGTCAGAAATGACGACGAAGTTTTTGAA